CGTCGCACTTCTTGAAGGCCCAGCGGTGGTTGCACTGCACCTCGTCCCCCGCCACGTTGACCGTTGAGCGACAGCGGCGACCGTAGTGGGCTGGCATTGGCCCCCACTCAGTCTGAATTGGGATGCCGTCTAGGTCTAGGAAGTGGCCAAACTCGTCAATCTCGTACCCATCGTTGTTGGGGCGGGCGGCAAACGTATTCTCGGCATCGCATAGTGGGCAGATCGCATTCAACTCTGACATTTCGCTGTCCGAAATCTTCACCTTGATCTTGGGATTGAAAATGTCACCGTCTGGGCAGTGGCGCTCAAGGTTCTGGGCGTAATCCATGATCAGGCAGTCATACTTCCCCTCAGAGATACGCAGCCCCCGCCCGATGATCTGTTGGAGCAGGCCAACACTTTCAGTGGCGCGCATAAGGGCAATCACATCAACATGGGGCGCATCAAACCCTGTGGTAAGCACTGACACGTTGACCAGGTACTTGATCTTTTGGGCCTTGAACTGGCCGATGATCCTGTCCCGATCCACCTTCTTGGTTTTGGCTGTCACAATGGCCGACAGGTGCGGTGGCAGGCTTGCCATGATCTCGTTGGCGTGTTGGACTGTGGCCGCGAAGATCATCACGCCCTTGCGCCCAGAGGAGCGGGCCACGATGTCGGCCACGATCATGGATGTCTTCCTGCCATGCCCGTGGTATGCCGTATCAACATCAGAGGCGTTGAATTTGCCCGTGCTGTTTACCTCCATACCCGATGTATCGTACGCATCACTGCCAATCTCGGATATGACAGGCGGTGTCAGATACCCCATGTCGATCAGTTCCGATGCCGTGATGCGATGGACGCAGGCAGCAAAATACGGTGCCTTGGTCTGGGATTCAGCCACGGGGGTGCCGTCTTCCCACTTGTTGAACACATAGCCCGTATTCATGCGGTATGGGGTGGCAGACAGGCCGATGACGCGCAGGTTTTCGTTGGCGCTGCGCATGGCGTTAATGATCGACTTCACCGTGGGGGTCATCCCGTGGCATTCGTCCACGATCACGGCGGCAAACTGGTTGCCAAAGCGCGAGATGGAGTTCGCCACTGTCATGGGTGTGCCAAAGACAACGGGATACCGCAAGCTTTTCTGGCCTGCGGACGCGCTGAATATGGATGCCTTTGAACCCGTCAGTTTGTACTTTTCGGAATTCTGATCCACCAGTTCCGCTGACGGGGCCAAGCACAGGATATGCTTGCCCCCAGACATTTGGTTGATCGATGCGGCCACAGCGGCGATGAGGTGGCTCTTCCCCGCCCCTGTGGCGGCCTCAATGCAGCACGGGGCGCGGCTCTTCTTGACCCACCCCATGATGGCATCGTGGGATTCCTGTTGGTATGGCCGAAGTGTCACTTCAGTGTCCAGTACGATGACGGCTTACCGCGCCACGGCTCCAGATCCGCATTGGGTGCCAGTTCCTTGATTGCCTTGGCGTATGAGACTGACCCAGCGCGTTCGACCTTGGTCAATTTCTTTCCGCCAAACATGGAGTTTTCTCCGCCACACATCTCCACAATGCTTTCCAGCAGTTTGGCCTTGCGCTCCTCGGCCTGCGCAATGGCATCCTGAATGGCGCTGTACTCGGCCACCATCTGCAGCGCCCGTGGGGTGTCGATGGTGTTGAGCTTGTCGCCAATCTCGTCATCGCAGATCGCAAGAAATTCCTGATAGAACGCCTCAAGCTTGGGTAGGTTTTTATCAATCCAGATTTTATCATAATAGACGTAATCCAAATTGCAGTCGTGCGGCGTCCACTGCCAGAAATAGCAGTGCGGCCTGCCAGTTACGAACATCTGTATTTGCATCTGCGCGTGGTAATGCGGCTGCTCTTCAACAGTTTTGAATGGCACTGGTGGCAGCTTGTCACGCAGGCCGAAGGGACACTTGATTTCAATCAGCGCGCTATCACCAACTAAGCCATCTGGGCTTGCGCCAATCCAAGGTAAATCGGGATGAACCACAAATCCTGCGGGTGACACTAAAAGCCCCTCGTGGCGCTCAAACGCTTCACGCGCCTCGTCTTCGTGGGTCACACCCCACTGGGTGGCGATGTTGCCCTTAAACTCGCTGGGAAGCCCCTGATAGGAGCGCACCATGCGGCGCATGGCCTCCTCGCGGGTGCAGTTGGGGTCGAGGCCAAGGATCGCCCCCACCATTGAGCCTGTGACGCGACCTCTACGGGCGGCAAACCACTCTGCTGATCTTTGTTCCATGTCTAATAAATCCATAATGATGTGGTGGGGATGCCCGAAGGCACCCCCGTCAGTTCAGTTAAAATGGGATTTCGTCATCCACTGCACCTTGAGATCCACGACCTCCTGCCGCCTTTGCCTGCGAGGCCTGAAGCTTGGCAAGCTCTTCAGAAGAGGTGCGTGGGGTTGTCTTAGGCCCAACAGCGCCAATCCAGTTGCCTTCGGCCTCCTTGCCAGTTCTCTTGTCGGTCTGCCGCCAGATCATCACCTTTATAACCATCGGCTTCATCGTCAGGGATGACGTGAGATCAACGTCTGTCGGCATGGCCCCCTTGGCAGCCAGCTTTCCGCCCGCATTTGAGTCAATTGCCATAAGCATGCGCTTGGCTTTGTCCTTTTTCTTTACGGACTTATCTGTGGGGTTTTTTTCCTTATCAAAAGTTTGTGGGTCAAAGTCATCAACCCACAGCTTTTGGAAGACCTTGCGGTTCTCTAGCTCCTCTGGCTGAAGCACAGTCCAGCGGATGCTGATGTACTTGTCGCCATCGGCGGTGCGATCCCACTTGGCTTCATCGATTGCCGCAAGAACCTGCGTCCCCTCTGGGATTAGCTCGATCTTGCCGCCACCAGCGTCAAAGCTGTCAGTTGCTTCAACATCGTTGCCGTCTGACAGTTTCCAAAAATCGCTCATTTTACGTCATCCTTCTTAGGTTTAATGTTTTCTGGCAAATATTTGGCAAAGGGGTTTACCCCCAGTTCCAGTGTAATCGGCTCGGTGATACCAAATCGATTCTTCGAGACGTTTGCCGCCATCGCGTGGCATACCATCTGGCGGGTGCCATCAGAAACTGCCTTTTTCACGCCACCATCGCCCGTGACGTAGGTTTCGAGCCGAATAAACCCAACCGCATCAACATTGTCGACATACGGCACTGTTGATCTATCACTCATGCGCATAGCGTATTTCGTGTAGGGACTGGCATCTGGAGGCTCAACTCGAACTGTCTCGGCGTGAGCCACAAACACCACGTTCATGCCGCGATCTATCAGCATACCCGCAGCGTTGCGGACACGGCGATGCATACTTGCAACCATATCTCGGCCAGCCCCATAGCCGCCGTGAACCTGATTTAGTCCCTTTGACTTTTTGGGGTCTGAGTCGATAACGTGATCTGTGAACACCATATCCAAGGTGGTGACGCTGTCGATCACCAAGGTCTGGTATTCGTGTTCCTCCTTGATCAGCGCGGTCAACTGCTGCCACAAATCATCAACAGATTTGATTAGCGGGAAGGCATCTGGCATCAAGGGTTTAGGCACACCCCCAAGTCCGTCCGCGCGAAGTCCGTCCTCTGACAAGATGAAGATTGGCTTGGGGAACGTGGCTGCAAGACAAGTCTTGCCGAGGCCCGCATCACCAAGGATGGTGATGGCCACTGGGCGGTTTTGCGGTTTACCCGCAGTAGCGAGAATACTCATGTTTGCTCCTTTTCTTCTTCTCTACGGGCTTGACCATATGACCCAAGTGTGGATATGTCAACACACTCTCCACGCACCTCAGAAGGAAAAAAATATGGAAAGCGACGAACAATTGCTTGATCGGGTCAAAAAAGCATTGGCTGGCAGGTACTTAACCTTCGTGGCCGAGCAGACTGGGCTTCACTACAATACTATTTGGAAGATTGTGAATGGCAAGACCAAACCGAGCCGCGCCACGCTCGAAAAGCTGTCTACGCACCTATTTGGATGAACACGCACCTATTTGGATCAATTATGGAATATCGTAATTTCTGGGAGGCAGGGTACAGTGTATTCGGCCTGTATGGCCGTGGCCCCGATGGTAAGTGCGAATGCGGGAACCCAAACTGCCCCGACAAGAGCCTGTTTAAGCACCCACGGGTGAGCAACTGGCAGCACACGCCGTGCTGGTCGGAGGAGCAGTTTGAGACGATGGAGCTTATGGGCCACTTCAAAACTGGCTGGGGCTTGGTCTTGGGGTCGAAAAACCTCCTCGGTGTCGATGTGGATGCCCGCAACGGCGGCCTTGAGGGGTATGCCGAACTTGTCAAGGATCACCCATCCATCGCGGGCGCGGGTATGATCATTAACACGGGATCTGGAAGCGGGTCAAAGCACTTGCTCTTCAAGGTTCCAGAGGGTGTGTCCCTCGTATCAAAGCTCAAAAAGTACAAGGGCATCGACTTCAAGTCTGGCGCGTCATTTATTGTCGGCGCTGGCTCCATGCATGCCAGTGGCAACAGGTACGAGGTCGCGCTTGGGTCTGTCGATGACATAGACGACTGCCCAGAGAGCCTGCTGAATGAGCTTCGGGTGCCAGAGAAGCATCGCGCCGAGGTGAACGGCGTTGACATCGATGTGTCCCACCAAGACTTGGCCGACATGCTGGCGGCTGTAGACCTGTATGACGACTACGAGGTCTGGGTAAAGATCGGCATGGCCGTTCACCATGCGTCTGGCGGTTCAGCATTTGCCGTGTGGGACAAGTGGAGCGCGCAGAGTACAAAGTACGATGCAGGGGAGATGGACAAAAAGTGGCATTCGTTT